TGATCTTTTTTCCGACTTTGTAAGTTCGGAAGCTGTTTTGGGGGTTTTTGACGATACCCTCTTACTGGGGCGACAATATGGAGTACCCCGTTTTTCACCCTTGCGACGCCCACACGCCTTGCCTGTCCTAACGTCCTTCCAATCTTCTTTGAACCATCTTTTAAGCGCAAGACCACTTTTTGTTTTCCTAACAGCCATTAATCCATTGCCTCCTTAATAGCCTTCAATGTCTCCTGAACTGTCATCTCTTTCTTAGCATTAGGATCGTATTTACACTCAAATTCAGAAGGTATGTAATCTGATTTTTGGAACACCATTGACTCCACAGTGTTATTCGCACCCTTGTAAATGCAGATTATAGTTTGTTTATTTATTTTTTCACACTTTGCCTTTCGACAAGTAACCATCGTTTCAGCTTTTGCAGAATGCGCCTTGAGAAGCAAAGCAAACCCAATAATAACGCTTGAGCCAACTCCAATTAAAACAATCCAAGCAACTACCTCTACAAACTTACGACGTTTTTCTCTCTGCGCATACAAAGTTTCCTGACGTTGCTTTCTTATCCTTGCTTCTGTACGAAGCAAGTCCTCCCAAGCAGACATTCCCAACGTAAGGCTGATCCATTGTTTAAGCTCTTCACGTTGAGCTTGAGCCTTCCGTTTCGCAGCAAAAACCTCCATGGCTTCCTGTTCAACAGACTTGCCACCAAATAACTTCTTGAAAATAGGGGGATTTTTGGCTTCTTTTTCTGCTTGGTCGAGGTCGCTCAAAGCGCCCATCCACCTACCGATATCGGACATCATGGATTCGACATCGCGACCGATGGCAAAACCTTTTTTGATGGTGGCGAAGCTGGCAGAGGCCAGAGCCATAGCCGAGGCAGGATCCATCAGTACACCCTCTGATCTTGCCTCGCCGTCTCAGGGAGGCAGTAGGCTGTAATGGACTTTCCTTGCCCCGAAAGTCGTTTAGCGAAATAAACGCAGTCGTCTACGTTTCTAAATTTAAGTGGCTGACCTTTGACTTTATTGCCTTCAAGAAAGACATATAAAACAAAGACATGGATTATCTCAATTTTGTCGTCTTCCTCCGACGTTCCATCACAGAGCCACACCCTCTTGCGATCATGCCGTCTTTTGGTTGCTTATTGACCTTACGCTTTCGTGGCTGCATTTCAACGGCTACTGCACCGCCAGCCTCCATCTTCTTGGCCTTCTTCTTCTTTTTGCCGCCAGTGCCATAGTTGGCAGCGCCAACTTTTCTGCACTTTGCAATAGCCCCACTAGCATATGCGCTCGGGAAAACTCTGTAGCGCGCCTTAACCTTATGATAACAAGCGTCTTTTGGCATATTCTTCCCCTTTTGTGGCGGGTTAGATATTTGTTTGCTCATTTGTGAGCGGCCAATTGCCATTAGATTAGCTGTTCCAATCCAGCAGCAACCACAATGAGGATCATAATTCCCCACATGCGATTATCTAAGGATTTAAGCTTATCCTGAATGTCAGCGTATCTCTCGCTACAATCAGCCTCGTGCTTTTCCAAAAGCTTCAATACTTCATCCGCATTCATCAGCACTTCCACCTTCTACGAGCTTGGCGAAGACGAGAATTGGGATTCTTCGCTGCTTTTGGAAACTTTTTCATCTGCCCAGCAGAACGAGCGCAGAAAGATTTCCTGCGCTTTGCCGCTTTACTTCCGGGCTTAACCTTGCCTGTAACAGCAGTTTTAAGCTTGGAGCCGGGGTTTTTTCTTCGATAAGCCGCTACCCCAGCTTTAGTCATTCCCGCCCCAGCTTTTGTGGGGCGGAAATTCTTTTTGTTGCGCGGCGGCATCTTTGCCTTGCGCCTAGCCATTATGCGTACTCTTTACGCATATACAGAATGATGGTGTATGTATCAGCGCTGGTGTGGCCAACGGTAGTGAATTTAATATCACCAGTTTTGCCAGATCCAGCGTTGTTAGTTAAACCACCAAACACGGTGTAATCATGGTTTCCACTTTGGTTTTCGCCAAGCTCAATACAGAAAGCATCTGAAGTTGCATCCCAAAGGATTTGCACTTTCATACCAATGCACTGCCACCAAATTCTTTCAATGACAACGCCTGTGCATGTTTTCTGACTAGCTGTATTGGAACCCAAAGCCTGCAAAGCACTAACATCAACCTTAGTGACAGCAGATTCACCGCTACCATCACTAATGTTGGTGAACTTCATTACAGCATAAAGATCACCGTCGATGAGAGTTTGAGAGGTTACGGCGTCAGCCATTTACGCCTCCCTTACTCTACGCCGTCATTCGACATCGCGTATGTCAGTGCGCCAACGAAAGTTCCACTAGTGGCCGCAGAGGCCCCCACCTTAGCCGTTACTGTGGCTTGAGCAGCAAGCCCACCAGCAACAATCAGAGCGCCATTAGCGCCAGTGATTTCGCCTTTAACATCAACAGGTGCTTCATTGACGATGCCGTCGTCATCAGCGGATGTACCAATATCAATAGTGGGATTAGTACCACCAGCGGCGGCCTGAATGGTTTGAACGCTGAGAATGATAGCACCAGCGGGAATAACCAGAGTTTGACCTGAAGAGGAGGACGTACCAATACGAACATTTGTTGCGCTGGCAGCGGTTGGATCACAAGCGAATTGTACAGTAGTGGTAACCGGAGCAGGGGTCGAAACGCCCTTTCCGCCACCACCATTGGTGCGTACCACACCTTGGAAGGTTGTATTTGCCATTTCGTTCTCCTGTCGTGGCAAGTGTCAGCCGAAGCTGTCAGGGACATAGAAACTATACACAAAAAAAGGGCGGCTGAATAGCCGCCCCTTTCCGAACATTTGTTCTGGCTTATGCGCCCGGCGAACCGAACACACAACGCGGATCAGAAAAGCCGAAGCTGTAACGCTCACGAGCCTTGAAACGCATGTTACCAGTATCGAAGTCAGCTTCCATGTTGGTTGCCATCGGAGCGCGCTCAAAGTGCTTAAAGCCATTCGGGGCGTCCGTCTTGATGAAGAAGGCATCCGGATCAGTCAGGAAGTGGTTGACGGTATAACCGTCAGGCAGCATTCCCATGTTCCGGATTGCGTTCACATCGTTGTCAGCAGTGCCAACGCGGAGGGTGGATTCGAGCAGACGATCAGCTACGAACTGAAGCTGCGGAGGAATGATCAGCTTTACGCCACGAAGGGCAATGATCAGATTCCGCTCATCAACAAAAGTGGAGATGTCAATAAGAGCATTCTCCAGCGAGGTCTCGTTGAGGTCAGCAGCCGTAGATGGCTCGTTACGGAAAGTACCACCACCAGCAAGCGGGTGGTCAGTAGCGCAAAGCTCCTTGCCATCACCGCCGGTAAAGGAGCTATCGAACGCATTGTTGAGCGTTGCAGCAGCCTTAACCTGCTTAGTGTGGGCCATGGAACGTGCAAGCGCACGAGTGTAACGAGCGCCAAGGCGGTCGTATAAATTGTCTTCCAAAGCCTCTTCCGTCAGCGCGAAAGCAAGCGTAACGGTTTCGTGGGTGTAACGAGCAGTATAAGCCTCAGACGCGTTATCAAAAGATACGCCAGCGCCTTCAGCTTTGGTCTGCGCGTTGCCAAAACCGACCAACATCACTTCTTCCTCGAATGCACGATCAGAAGATTCAGTTTCGTAGATTTCAGCATGCTCGGCATCATAACGATCATATTCCATTCCGAATAGAACGTTGAGGCCGGGTTCTAGCTCTTTCGCTAGTTGGGCGCGAGAAATAGCCATCAGTCAGCCTCCTTATGCCAGACCAGCTGTTCCAGCAGAGAACAGGTGGTTGTTGATCATAACGATGACATTGGTGTTGGCAGAGCTAACGTCGTTATTCTCAGGGTCTTGAGAGATATCAATCGCCTTGAGAGGAAGCGTCGCAGTCGTCGCACCAGTTCCGACATCAAGCTCACAGCGAGAAATACCAGAAGAGGTATCCCCAACCGGAGAGTTGTCGAAGATGTCAAAGTTTCCGAAAAGATCCGCTACCGGCATAGCTGCATCAGCCTGAATCTCGAAAACGGCATGAGGCGAATCAATGATGAAAGCCTCAATGTCAGCCGCAGCCGTAGATGCAGGGTAATGGTTGGAGAAAGTCTCCTTACCAGTAGTCGGGTCGGTGTAACGGCATCCGTTGAAAACACCTAGAATAAAGCCGGATCCACCATCAGCATAACGCTCAACACCACCTCCGGTGACGGCCTGAACCATATCACCTTGGAAGATCGCGGTGCCGTAGTTATTGGCAATGCGGTACTTATTCTGCATGTTTGCAAGGGAAGAGCCGGAACCTGACCTATAAAGGCGCAGGCCAAAAGGGGCATCTTTATTTGCCATCTTTTTTGCTCCTAGTTATCAGCTACCTTCGGGCCACCAAAGGACACAGAGGTAGAACGTTGCGGTTTTAGCTTTGGCATCGCAGCATTAGATTCACGCATCCAATCACGATCCACAGCCTCCATCTGGTTTTGTGTAACGTTCTGATAGTGAGCGTTACGTTGATCCGCAATTTCTTCTGGGATTCTTGCGAGAAGAAGACCCCCAACGCCAATTACGCCAGCGTTTTTGCCTTCATCAATCACAGGCGCATCAAAATCGGGATACTCTTCAGCACGAACCAATTCGTATCCTTCACGACGACGCTTATGAATGTTGTTTCGATCATCTTGGTGCATGATCGACTCTCGAATCCACCTGTGTTTATACCCTACAGGAGCCTCGGGTGCCTCAAGCGTTGAGGGGGGCTTCCAATCGGCGGTACGCACTGTTTTTTCACGGGTCTGCGAGTCCCGGCTTGCACGATTGGTCATTGAGCGCTCCTCTGCTTCTCAAGTCTTAATACTTCTGCGGCATACCGCTCTGGAGGTATGCCTGTTTTTCGGCAAAAATTCATCTGACCTTGAGTCAGTTTTACCGTTTGTTTTCCGCTCTTTTTGGTAGCTGACCGTCCATTGGACGCAGGCGTAACAGCTTGAGCGACTCGCTTGTTATCCTGTGATCTGTCAAGAAGCGGACTCATCCGCTTGTCAATCTCTGCGTAATATTCATCAGTAGAGGGATCAAAACCCTCTTCGCCAACAATGCGCATATGAATGGCTCGTGCGGCTCCTGTCAGAGCGTCATCATTGTCGAACCATGGATTTTTACTCATCCAATCCTTGAGCTTTGGATCAAGCTCTTGAGGACGTTGAGGCTGTGTCGGTTGCTGTGGCTGCTCTTCTTGCACCTGCGCCTGTTGCTCTGAACGAGCTTTTTGAATGCGCAGCCTCTCTTTTTCGATAGCAACCTGTGCAAGAGCGGCATTGGCCTCTGCAATTTTCTCTGAATCACCAGCGTCAATTGCTTCCGTCAAAACCTTTTTGACAGCGGCCTCTTGTGTCTCTACGCGAGAGCCGTACTCATTGATATAGCCCTTATCCAGATCATCAAGACGCTTACGAAGACCCTCATTTTCAGCCTTCATATGCTCGGCATAAGCATAAGCAGCTTCACTCTCTTCAATAGCCTGCTTGCGTTTAGCGGTAAGCTGATTGATGCGCTTTTGAACATTTTCGCTGTAATTCTCAAGCTCAGAATCCTGATCTTCAGAATTACGAACAATTGTTCCGGTTTCCTCAGAGTCTTGAGCCTCGACTTTAACTTCGCTGTCCTGCTCTTCGATTTCTACGGAAACAGTTTGCTCTTCAGCTTCTTGATTTTCAATTTCTTCATTCATAGCCATGCTCCACACTATACATATGAAATATCAGCAGGGTCAAGGATAGTGGCGATCATATTATCGTCATTTATGAGGCGAACCTCTAAACCATCCACCTTGAACCTATTTCCAGCATATCTTCCCATTAAAACCCAAGAACCTTGATCACACCACGGACCTGTTGGGAATTTTTGGGCATCTTTATATGCGTCTGGACCAACCTTCACGACGTAAGCCGCAACAGTTGCAAAACTCTCGCGCTCACGCACCTTATCTGGAATATAAACTCCAGAAGCGGTTTTGGCCTTCAT